ACTTTTTATACAAAACATCAGCTCTTTGTATGGTTCTTAGCGTTCCGTCTGGGTCAAAGTGCAACGTCACTGCAGCGTTCTTTTGTTGAAAAACTCCCTTTTCAAGAAGCAACATGAACAGTTCGTAGTGTTTCTGAAACTCTTTGAACTTCACTGCTTCTTCTGGTATGAGAAATAGTGTAATTTGATTATTCATATCCTTCGTTATTCTCAGAAAATGCTCGGGAAATGTCGTACACGTTATCAGCTCCCAGAATGCTCTTCTTTTCTTCAATTTCGTTGTAAAATACACCAGCTCCAGAGCCTAAAGTAGCCAAATATGCGTACAAATGAGCAAAAACATAGTGGTCTACGCCTGTTGTAGAAGCCCACACGTATCGCTCAATTCCCTTGTTGTTAACGACCTTTTCACGCCTCAAAGTCTCAAAATGCTTGATAAACTCGCCAAATTCCCTGTCTGTTTCCACTCCGAGTAAGTGTTTTGCTTCTATCATCTCAGTTAACATTTGATCCAGTATTCTGTCTCGATGGGAGTAGACTATTCCTTTTTTATCTCCTTCACCCCACCACACTATCGTTTGTGGATTATTGTTGTTTTCTTGGAAGAAAGACATCTGCATCCACGGATATTTATCTACATAGTGCTTAGCTGCTGTGTTATCTGGCATAGCATCTATCACGCCACCTTTAGGTTTCCAAAATGCAATTATGTCGTCAAGTTCACTCCATGAAGAGAACCTACCTAGCTTAAGTGTTCCTTTTTCTGAGCGCACTTCATAGTGTTTTATGTTACCTACGTCAATACCGATGTACGTGTTCCCAGTTGAGAGGTCTTTCGGTGTCCACAAGTCGAGTATGGTAGTTCTTGTAACAGACAAATCACCTGGTGAGTAAGGCTTTCCTAATACGAAGTTGTTGAAATAAGCTGGATCACCGAGTGAGTCTTCTATGATTTCATCTACAGAAATCCACGGGCACATAAGGTGAGAAATATGATACCCACTTACTTTACTTCCTGGACTTTGAGCTACCCATTTACCTTGTCGCCTTACGTCATCACTTATAGGCTCTTTACATGCTCGGCAAATATAGCACTTTTTCTCCATGTCAATGGAGTCCGGCCACACAAGATAGTGTTCATCGTTACATTTTGGGCAGGTAATGCACCATTCCTTCTGGTCGCTTCTATTCCACGCCAAGTCTAGTTCGTCTCGTTCAGTTCCAGGGTTTGAAAACAACCATCTCCCTTTATACTGGCTGGCTTTTGTACGAGATTTGTAGGTTTCAATAGCGTTCTGGTCTGAACGAGAAATCTCGTCGTGGATGAGCAAGTCAGCCGTTGTGGAAATCGCTGCTGTCTTGCTGTTTGTTCCTTTAAAGAACAGAAAACGGTCATTGAACTCTTTACGCTCAACGTTATCTGTTGCCATACCTTCAAACTCGTGTATGTTAGCTTGAACTATCTTGTTGAACTTAGAAGAGACAAACTCGTTAACGTCCGAGTCGGAGCTCATGGTGTAGATTGCGTTGAAGTGTAAGTGCTTGATAGCAAACAGCGATTTGATGGAGAACGTGACACTTTTACCAATCTGAGCACACGCAATGATTGCTATTTGTGGTGTCCAGTCGGTGAGAATATCCAACAGGAATGGCCTATCATAGAAGTCAAAAGCCTCACCCTTTTCATTTACAATCCCTCTTTCTGTCAGCCATTGAAGGATACTGAAATATTGTTTATCGTTTGTCGCCATCTTCTATTTCACTCACGATGACTGTCTCTACACTTACTAATGATGATGCGATAGCTGTTGCTGATTCCAATGCAAGTCTAGTTACTTTAAATGGGTCAATAATGCCTGCCTCAAACATATCGACAACCTCCTTTGTTTTAAAGTTTACTCCAAAATTACCATTCTTGTGTACCGAAGAGGCAAGTTCATATTTTTCGTTTGGAGTCTTTCCCATTCCTGCGTTTTCTACTTGCTGAAAGAACGGAGCAATAAGCGCACTCCTGAATAAGTCAACTGCTGGATGACTGAGATTTTCTGATATTTTCATAAGTGCTGAACCTCCACCAGGCAATATTCCCTCCTGCAACGCCGCCTGTGTAGCGTTGATTGCATTATCAAACTTGTACTTCTTAGCATTGAACTCTGCATCTGTATATGCGCCTACTCGGACTACTCCAATACCCCCTGTTAAAGCGGCTAGACGGTCTTTTAAGCGTGTTTTAACGTACTCACTAGGGTTTGTTTCTATTTCAGTTTCAATAGCTTTTATACGCTCTTGTAGCCCTTCTCCTGACCTTCCTCCGATGATAGTGCAGTTGTCCTTAGTTACAATTACCTTTTCAGCTTGGCCAAGAAGTTCAATCCCTGCTGTATCCATTTTCATACCTGCTTCTTCACTTATGACAGTTGCGCCAGTGAGCGATGCTATATCCAGCAAGAAATCTCTGGCTGGAGTAGCATTGTACGGGTTGCGTACAACAGCTATGTCGTATGTTCCTTGTATTTGTCGTCCGCTTTGGTCTTGCATAGTGACAGATTTTGAACTTTGAATAAGAGACGCAAGAGCAAGTCCATCTACATCGTCAGCAATAATAAGCACAGATCTATTTCCTGTCTTTGCAATAGCATCCATGATTGATTTCAGTTGTGTACCGAGAGAGATTTTACGGTCAACCAACACAATGTATGGGTTCTCAAGCACTGTTCGTTCTTGGTTGAAGTCGTTAATGAAGTATGAAGAAATAAGGCCACGTTCAAAACGCGCACCTTTAACTACTTCTTTCGAGTATCCAATCTTATTGCCTTTTTCTACAGTTACAACACCATTCACTCCTACTTCTTTGATGATTTCTGCGATGATTTTCGCGACTTCTGGGTCAAGCGACGAGATTGTGGCGATTTTCTCAATATCTTCTTCTTTGACTTCACGTTTGAGTTTGACCAACTCGGTGAGTACTTCTTCAAGACCTTTAGACAATCGTTCACGTACTTCTCGTATTCTTGAGGAGTCATTTGCAATTTCTTTGAAAGCTTCTGCAACAAGGGCTTGTGTAAGGACAGTTGTCGTAGCAGTTCCGTCGCCGCCCTCTGTGCTTGTTCGGATAGCAGCTTTTCTAAGTTTTTGTAGCCCAAGTTGTTCATATTTGTCTTTAAAATCTAGGTTTAATAGGATAGTCTTTCCATCATCGCAATCAACAGGGTCTAGTCCTGGAAATTCAATCAGCGCTGACATTCCTACTGCTCCCAGTGTTGGACGAACAGCATCAGTCGCTTTGTCAATCCCAGCTTTTACTTTTAAACGGGCTTCATGCCCAAAACTAATTTCTTTACTCATTAAAATATTCTAGTGGCTTAAAGTTAATAATCTCTCCTTCATGTAACATACCTCCTATTTCTATATCAGGATACTTCCAGCTAAATCCTTCTGGCACACCATCAACCTGTACAGGTTCTAAACCTTTCAGTCGCGCGTATTCTTCTACACTTGCTCTCGTTATTTTCATAGTTGACTTCTGAGTTGTATCAACCCTTTAATTGAAATTACGTCACTCATATACAGCTAGAATATCATCTGCGCTTATAATCTTCATCTTCTGACCGTTTACATCTACTTCGTGTGTATCTGGTGAGTATTTTGCAAATAAAACAACCCTTCCTGGCTTTAAAGCGAAAGTCTCGTATAATGAGCAACCTTCTCCTGTCAAAACTACTTGACCTTTACAAACAAAACTATCCTGCACCTCGACAGCTTGAAATCCCTCTGTTTTCTCCTCTACTACCTTACTCACTAAAACTCTTTTTCCTAGTATTCTCATATCTTTTTGTATAACATATTAAACCCAGTTTCCCAAGGCTGGATAGTGTCTTTATAAAACACGCCTCGGTCTCTAATAATATTTCGTGAACTTGTCCAAAATCTATCCTTGTCTTTGTCTGTTACAAGTCTGATACACCAGTGGCCTTTATCACATTTGCTCCTATAGAAAGCTAAACGATGATCTGCGTACCAGTCTTGTTCTATTTCTAGTATGCTTTGGCTTTTAAAGTCTTCCTTGCACTTATCGCACCAGAAATCAGTTATGATATACAGTTTTGCGTCCTTTATATCTTTCTCACGTTCTTCGTAACCTTTCTTCTTGTTCCTGTGGTATTCCCTGTCATCAGCTCTTTTCTCTTGTCGTTCTATCAATTCTTTAATGTGGAAATGTTGTTCGACATCTGGTCTTGGTGTA